GTCGTAGAGGTGTTACTGACTTCCTCGTCAAGTGTGATGGTCAGAACAACCCACCTGAAGCAGTTGATCGTGGTGAGTTCTATGCTGAGATCTTCGTCAAGCCCACACGCACTATCAACTACATTACTCTGACTTTCGTAGCAACTCGTTCTGGCGTTGCATTCAGCGAAGTCGCTTCCTGATAAATAAAAGTGTGTCTTTCGTGCGACACACTCTACAATCGGAACACCCAAAGAGACCTTACGAGGTCTCTTTTTTTGTCTGAAAATATAGTTTTGTCTAAATATTAAAGACGGAAGACACCTAAAAACAATGGCAAAAAGAGGAACTATTGACGATTTTAAGGCAAATGTCGCTGGCGACTTTGCGCGTCCTAATCTATTCCAAGTTGATCTGGCTTTCCCCTCAGGTATTATTCAAAACGCTGACCTTGTAAACCTTGGTAAGTTCACTGTTCGTGCAGCGAATCTTCCCTCGTCTCAGATTGGTGTCATTGAAGTTCCCTTTAGAGGTCGCACCCTGAAGATTGCTGGTGATAGAACGTTTGAACCTTGGACAATCACTATCATGAATGATAGTGGATTTGCTCTGAGATCCGCGTTTGAACTGTGGGCATCTAGCATTCAGGCATATAACGAGAACTTCACTTCTGCTGCTGGTCTTGGCGATGCTGATGATGCAACTGGTTACTTTGCGGATATGAAGGTTCATCAACTGGCACGCGATGTCAAGAGTGGTAACAAACCCAAGGTCCTCAAGTCTTACAAGTTCTACAATATTTTCCCAAGCGCAATCGCTGCAATCGATCTGGATTACGGCAATAACGATGCTATTGAAGAATTCACTGTGGAGATGCAGGTTCAGTATTGGACCCCGCTGAGTGCCACTGCGGATGACTGATAAATAGATCAGGATCAATAATCGTATAACATAATGTCGAATCAGCTCTTTGGATTTTCACTTGAAAGAGCGAAGAAGGTCCCCAAAGGACCTTCTTTTGTTCAAAAAGATTCAATGGATGGATCGCAACCTATTGTAGGTGGCGGTTACTATGGATATTCTGTCGATTTTGACGGAACTGTTCGCAATGAGTATGAACTGATCACCCGTTATAGGGAGATGGTTCTCCAACCAGAATGTGATAGTGCAGTTGACGATATCGTCAATGAAACAATTTGTGGTAATTTTGATGATGTTCCAGTAGAGGTTGAACTCTCTAACTTGAAGGCGTCGGATAAAATCAAAAAATTAATCAGAGAAGAGTTTTCGGAGATTCTCCGATTGCTTGACTTTGATAATAGATCTTATGAGATCTTCCGTAGATGGTATGTCGATGGAAGACTCTTCTACCATAAAGTAATCGATCCCCAAAATCCTAGGGGTGGTCTTACGGAACTTCGCTATATTGACCCCCGTAAGATTCGCAAGGTAACTGAGTATCAACAAAAACGTCCAGAAGAACTGCGTGGTGTTGATATTAATACTCAATTGACTCAGAAGTCAGCAGAGTATTATCTCTATAATCCAAAAGGTTTAAAGAACTCGACTAATCAGGGCATGAAAATTGCATCTGATTCTATCACTTATTGTCATTCTGGCATTCAGGATCTCAATAAGAACATGACTCTTAGTCACCTACATAAAGCAATCAAAGCAGTAAATCAACTGCGAATGATTGAGGATTCTCTGGTCATTTATCGTCTGTCCAGAGCTCCTGAGCGTAGAATTTTCTACATTGATGTTGGTAATCTTCCCAAGAATAAAGCAGAACAATATCTGCGTGAAGTCATGGGACGTTATCGCAACAAACTTGTATATGATGCTAACACGGGTGAAATTAAAGATGATAAAAAATTCATGTCCATGTTGGAAGACTTTTGGCTTCCTAGACGCGAGGGCGGGCGCGGGACTGAAATTTCTACCCTCCCTGGCGGGCAAAACCTAGGTGAACTGGAAGACGTTAAGTATTTTCAGAAGAAGCTTTACAAAGCTTTGAATGTGCCCTCATCTAGGCTCGAAACTGAGACTACATTTAATATCGGTCGCGCTGCTGAAATTACTAGGGACGAAGTTAAGTTCCAGAAATTTATTGCACGTCTCCGTAAGCGTTTCAGTGAACTGTTCATGGATCTTCTGAAAACTCAACTCATTCTCAAAGGCGTCATGTCTATTGAAGAATGGGATGAGATGAAGGAACATGTTCAGTTCGACTTCATTGCGGATAACTACTTCACTGAACTGAAGGAGATTGAAATTCGTAATGAGCGTATGAACCAAGTTAACACTATGGATCCTTACGTCGGCAAATATTTCTCTATTGATTATATGCGCCGTCAGGTTCTTAAGCAAACCGAAACTGAGATCAAGGAAATTGACAAACAAATCGACTCTGAACGCGAAGCAGGTCTTATTATTGATCCAAATGCAGAGATGGATCCCGCTATGGATCCTAGCAATGCCCCACCAGCAGACGACATGTCCGCTCAAGAAGCTCCAGCGGTAGACGCGGGAGACATGAAAAGAGGGGAATTCTAAATACTAAATAACAATGTGAGAGGATTATTATGCCTAGCGACATCGCACAACAAATTGTAAAACAAATTTTCGGAGACGAGAAGGCTGCTGCCATCGATTCCGTAAATGATGCTCTGAGTGCATCCGCATTTGACGCAATTCAAGCAAAGAAACTTGAGTTTGCAAAGAGTATGGGATTTGATTTAGGTGATACAGGTCAAGATGCTGCAGATGAAGTAGCAGATAAACTTGCTACTGATGATAGCGGTCCCGAAGAAGTAGAAGTCCAAGGGCGCAAACCTGAAGACCCTCCTGCCGAAGAAGAACAACCAGAGGTAACAACCGATGAGACTGATAGCTGAAGAAATTACAACCGTCGATTTTCTCTGCGAAGAGAAAGAAGGCAAGAAAAATTACTTCATTGAAGGAGTATTCTTACAAGCGGAACTGAAAAACCGTAATGGAAGAATGTATCCTCAGAAAACTTTGGCACGCGAAGTTGCTAAATACGATGAGAACTACATTCAAAAAGGGCGTGCCCTTGGCGAATTAGGTCATCCTGATGGTCCTTCCATCAACCTTGATCGTGTTTCTCACAAGATCATGTCTCTTAAGGAAGACGGGAATAACTTTATCGGTAGAGCAAAGTTACTCGACACTCCTATGGGGAAAATTGCTAAAAACCTCCTCGATGAGGGTGTCAAACTGGGTGTTTCATCCAGAGGCATGGGTTCTATCCGCAAGGAAGAGAACTGCAACGTTGTTATGGATGATTTCATTCTTGCTACTGCTGCTGATATTGTAGCAGATCCTTCCGCTCCTGATGCATTCGTCGATGGCATCATGGAAGGCAAAGAGTGGGTTTGGGATAATGGTATTTTGAAAGAGTCTGCAGTAGCAGAGATCAAACAGGAAATCGACGAAGCAACTCTTATTAATCTGCAGGAGCGTAAAATCTCCGCGTTTGAAGCATTTTTAAAGAGTTTGTAATTTATAAATAAACATAGACAACGCAAAGTATAACGGAGTTTTTACAAATGTCTGAGACCCTCGACAAAGAGTTAGATAATATGGAGCAAGTGGACGAAGGCTCTAACCCTGTCACCAAGAACGCTAAACCTGGCGATCCTATCGACACCTCTAAAGGTGGCGCTAAGAAGGTGATTGACGTAACCACTGATTCGGAAGAAGGTGCTAAAGGCACTAAGAACGCTGGATCTTCTGCTGCAGCTGCAGTGAGTAAGGCACCCGTTCCTTCCACTAAACCGAGTGGTGCATCCGCAAAAATGGAGGATACTGAGGATGGCGAAGAAGAAACAATCGCTGAAACCAAGTATGACTTTACTGAGGATGTTAACGCTCTTGTCGCTGGTGAGGAATTATCAGAAGAATTCCGTCAACGTGCAGCAACCCTCTTTGAAGCAGTAGTAACTGCTCGTGTTAATGATGAGGTTAAAGCGTTGCAAGAAGCTTTTGAAACCACTCTGACTGAAGAAGTCGAGAAGGTTCAAACAGAATTGGCCGAGAAGGTAGACGACTATCTGACTTATGCCGCCGAAAACTGGATGAAGGAGAATGCTCTCCAGATCGAGCACGGCATTAAGACTGAGATGGCAGAGTCGTTCTTCAACGGTCTAAAAGGTCTCTTCATGGAGCACAATTTCAGTGTTCCTGAAGAAAAATTCAACCTGCTTGATGGTATGGCAGGTGAATTAGATGAAATGGAAACAAAGCTCAACGAACAAATCGACGCTAATGTCGCTCTTAACAAGCGTATTGGCGAGTTTGTTAAAATGGAAATTGTGAACGAATGCGCCGCTGGTCTCGCAGAGACTCAAAAGGAGAAGCTTGCTTCCCTGGCAGAGGGTGTTGAGTTTGAAACTGAAGAAGATTTTCGTAAGAAAGTCGAAACGATTAAGGAATCCTACTTCACTAGAAAGGCTGAGGTTGCTGAGTCAGTAACTGAACCCACTGAAGAAAGTTCGGAACCCCTTGTCGAAGATACCACGAGCACCACGATGTCGAAGTATGTCGATGCTCTCGCTCGCTGGTCCAAATAATTAAAACTACTTACTTTTCGGAGAAACAAATGTCTTTACAACAACTCCAGGAGAAGTGGGCACCCGTTCTGAGTCACGAATCTCTTCCCGAGATCACAGATTCTCATAAGCGCGGCGTTGTTGCACAACTCCTCGAAAACCAAGAAAGAGCACAAGCAGAAGAAGGTCAGATCCTGACTGAGACTCTGCAAACCACAGGTTATACTGGTAGCGACACAGCTACTGGCGCTACCGCTGGTTTCGACCCTGTTCTGATCTCCCTGATCAGACGCTCCATGCCCCAACTGATCGCTTACGATATCGCAGGCGTTCAACCGATGACTGGTCCTACTGGACTGATCTTCGCAATGAGAACCAACTATGGTTCTGAGCGTAGACCTGCTGAGTCTGGTTACGACGAAGCATTCTTCAACGAGCCTAACGCAGGTTTCTCTGGTGGTGCTGGCACTTCCTACGATCCTGGCGCTTCTAGCTCTGCTAACAACGATGCTGAGGGCACCAACCCTGCACTGCTGAACGATTCCCCTGCTGGAACCTATGAGCAGACTGCAGACGCAACTGGCATGACCACTGCAACTGTTGAAGGTCTCGACGACGCTACCTCTGGTTCTGAGTTCCGCGAGATGGGCTTCAGCATCGAGAAGGTTACTGTAACCGCTCGTGCTCGCGCTCTGAAAGCAGAATACAGCATCGAACTCGCACAAGACCTGAAGGCAATTCATGGTCTGGACGCCGAGCAAGAGCTCAGCAACATTCTCTCTACTGAGATCCTTGCTGAAATCAACCGCGAAGTTGTTAGAACTATCTACACCAACGCTGTTGCTGGCGCTCAGAACAACACTGCTACTGCTGGTAAGTTCGACCTCGATGTCGATTCCAACGGTCGCTGGTCTGTTGAGAAGTTCAAAGGTCTTCTGTTCCAGATTGAGAGAGATTGCAACGCAATCGGTCATCAGACTCGTCGCGGGAAGGGCAACATCCTGATCGCTTCTGCTGATGTCGTCTCTGCTCTCGGCATGGCAGGCGTTCTCGATTACGCTCCTGCTCTGGCTGGTAACAACGGTCTTGTCCCCGATGACAACTCCTCCACCCTGGTTGGCACCCTGAACGGTCGCATCAAGGTCTACGTTGATCCTTATTCTGCTAACGTTGCTGATAAGCACTACTACGTTGCAGGTTATAAGGGCACTTCTCCTTATGACGCAGGTCTGTTCTATTGCCCCTACGTCCCCCTCCAGCAAGTTCGTGCAATCAACCCGAACACCTTCCAGCCCAAGATCGGCTTCAAGACTCGCTACGGCATGGTCTCGAACCCCTTCGCACAGGGTCTGACTCAGGGTTCTGGCGCACTGACCGCTAACTCCAACAAGTATTATCGTCGCGTCCAGGTTGCTAACCTGATGTGATGTCAGCCCTAATGGGCATACTTGAACTAAGGACCCTTCGGGGTCCTTTTTTTATGGTTACAATACTTTGTGTAGTCTTATATACAAAAAATAAGAGTTAAGTCGAGTGGTCAGAAAACGCACACATTGCATATAAGTAGTAATAGAATTATGAGAGGTGGAAAAATGATCCCAAACTCAACTTATATTATTGTTCCCAGTTATGGAGTGAGATCATGCACAATCTTTCCTCGCGCAATCAACTAAACGAGTGGCGTCATTTTGAAGATACTATAGACGAATTGACTGTCGAGAATCAAAAAATTAATGACTACTACGAGTGTTTGATTGAGTGCGATATCCAACACCAAAATCAATGTAAGAAAATTTGTAAGAGGTTACTGCTATGAAATGAAACCTTATAAATAAAACTACCGTGTGAAGGAAGTAACTGGGGGGCAAAATCGCCCCTCTTTTTTTATGCTAAATAATTTTACTCTGACTCCTATATCATGGACTATAAACCATACTCACCAGAGTGGCATCGTAAAAGATACCTGAAAGAAGCAATCGACAAATACTTCGATGACTATGTGGACAACGAAGTCATCTACGAAGACATTATGAACATTCTAGGTGATAGAATGACTAGTGCGATCGATGAGGTCAATAAGGTTCTTGACTTAAAAGACAAACTGAAGACGAACTAACATGCTGTCAACTAAGTATCGACTCCGACTGGAGTCTATCTGTAGATGCATTGCAAATAAGGAACAAGTTCCTTTAGAAGATATGATCTGGGCAGAAAAACTTGCCAAGGCACATACACTTGCAAGAGACTGGTTAAACAAAGCACGTCGTCAAGCTGCTCAAGATATTCAAGAGGGTAGCATGGATGATTTTATGAATAAGATGGGATTAGGCGACCCCGACCCATCTAATTACAAAACGGGGTTTGAAGGTGCCGATGAAATTGTAGATTGGTTCCAAAGAGATAAACCTGACGACTGGAGACAACGTGATTGAAAAAATTACTCCTGAAACATATGAAAAAATGAACGAGGAGTTTGAAGAAGAAGGTCTTGCCTTCAGAATTAATGTTCCCACTCAAGAAGAAATAGACAAATGGCAAGCTGGTATAGCGAACAATTAACAAATAGAAACTTTCTTTCTCCAATTGGATTTTTGTTCTTATTGGACAAAGCAAAGAAGGTTTCTTTCTTGTGCCAGAAAGCAGAGATTCCCGAATTAACATTGGGGACAGTCGATATCCCAACGGCAGGTTTAGTTCGTATGCCAAGAGAAGGCAATGTCATTTACAATGTATTGTCACTAGACTTCATCGTAGATGAAGATCTAAGAAATTATATGGAGTTGCACAATTGGATGCGTGCATTAGGAACTCCTCAGTATTACGATGAACGTAAAGACTGGAAAGAAAAGTATGCAGAGTCTCCATCAGAAGATGTTAGATTCTCTGATGCAACGTTACAAGTTTTGAATAACAATAATAATGCAAACTTCGACGTTGTATTCAAAGACTTATTTCCTATTGCACTGTCAACTCTGGCATTTGATGTTTCTAGAACCGATAATGAGTTCATGATCGCGACAGCAACATTCCAATACACTCTGTATGAAATCAGAAATGTTAACAGTTCGACTAGAAGATGATAGAATGGAAACAACACATGCTTGATCATTATGTTCTCACTCCTGAAGAGAGAACACTTCTAAAAGAAGGACCCAAAAGTCTAGCACAAGCATGGCATTTACAAGCACTAAAGTATCGTTATGAATCTGGAAAGTCTACAAGACATGTGGAAGGTTGATTCCGTTCTGGATGATGACCTTCATGATAATGACTCCTTAGCAATCCCCCAACTTCATATGAAATATATGGAGTATCACAACACATATTCCCTCATGAAAAAAGAACGTGAGATGGAAATGAAAAGATTGCTAAAAGAAAAATGGATATACTACAAGGGTAAAGCACCCTCTGCTGTATATAAAGAGATGCCATTTGATCTCAAACTTACTACTAAGGAAGAGATCACAATGTTTATCGAAGCAGATACTGACATTCAAAAGTGTCAATATAAGATTGAATACATAGATCAAGTGCTCTTCTTCCTTGATGGGGTATTGCGGATGATCAACAACCGCACATACCATATCAAAAATGCTATCGAGTGGAAGAGGTTTCAGAATGGATTCTAATGAACTACGGATTATATTATAAGGATGTAGTCTTCAATCGACAGGCTATGAACATCGTCAATAGAGTCTTAAGTGGAGACTTGAATTGGGAACGGGGTAAAATATTTAATAGCAGACAATCAAATAGAAGTTCTGAAATAGCATGGATAGGGGATCGTGAACTCCTGTCCATGCTTTTGCGTATGGTGAAAAAAATCAATCATGATGCACATTGGAATTTAAGTATTACTGGTGTAGAAGCAGTTCAATATGGCATCTATGGTAAAGACGATTTTTACGACTGGCATGTGGATCAACATCCAAAACCTGTCAGGGGTAATGTAAGGAAGATTAGTATGACTCTTTTCTTAAATGATGATTACGAAGGGGGCGAGTTTGATTTGGAGATATATAGACCAGATGCAGATCCAAGGTATAAAACTTTTAAGTTGAAACCTGGGTCTGCTATTTTTTTCCAAGGTGATCAATGGCATCGGGTTCGCCCTGTCACATCTGGAGTAAGAAAATCTCTTGTAGCATGGTTTTATGGACCCCCGTATGTCTGATTTGATTATCAAGAAGAAGAACGAAGTTTATTTAAAAGTTGAGGCAGAACCTCATATCAATTATGAATTAGCAGATTTCTTCACCTTTGAAGTGGAGTCTGCAAAATTCATGCAGAAGACTCGTCGATACAAAGGTTGGGATGGAAAGATCCGTCTCTACTCGCCAGGGACGGGAGAAATTTACTGTGGTCTCATCGACTATCTTTTAGACTGGGTAGATAAGAAAGGGTATGACTGTAAGGTAGAAGATTGTAAGTATTTTGGTCATCCTCTGTCAGAGAATCCTATGATCACTCCCAGGTCGGTTGTAGGGTTCGTAAAATCACTGTGCCTACCCCCGTCTCTTCAGGTTCGAGATTATCAATATAAGGCAATATACGAAGCACTGAAATACAACCGACGATTACTATTATCCCCCACAGCATCAGGGAAGTCTCTGATGATCTATGCATTAGTTAGATTCCATACGAATGTTGATAGAAACGTATTAATTGTAGTCCCTACTACGTCTCTTGTCGAGCAGATGTATAAAGACTTTGAAGAATACGGATGGATGGCGACCAAAGATTGTCACAAGATATATGCGGGGGCAGAAAAATACACGGACCATAGCGTAGTAATTACCACTTGGCAGTCTATCTACAAGGAACCGCGTAAGTGGTTTGATCGGTTTGACGTTGTGATCGGTGACGAGGCTCACCAATTCAAAGCTAAATCTCTTACTACGCTGATGTCTAAGTTGCATGAATGTAAGTATCGAATTGGTTTTACAGGAACATTAGACGGTGCGAATGTCAACCAACTTGTATTAGAAGGTCTATTTGGTAGATGCTCTCAAGTTACAAGAACTGCACAATTGATGCAAGCAGGACATGTTGCAAAATTAAAAGTCAAGATTGTCCTCTGTAAACATGAGGAAAAATTATTTGAAGGTTACCAAGATGAAATTGGTTACCTAGTTGAACATGAAGGTCGCAACAAATTCATCCGTAATCTTGCTTGCGATCTTAAAGGAAATACACTCATCCTCTTCAACTATGTAGAACGTCACGGGGTGCCCCTTTACGAACTGATAAATAGTCACACAGAGAGACCCGTGCATTTTGTGCATGGTGGTGTGGATGTTGATGATCGAGAAGAAATTCGTCAATTAACTGAGCAATCAGATGATGCGATTATCGTTGCTTCATACGGCACATTCTCAACAGGGATCAACATCAAAAGATTACATAACGTTATTTTTGCCTCTCCTTCTAAGTCCAGAGTGAGGAACCTACAATCCATAGGTAGAGTTCTAAGGAAAGGTCAAAATAAATCACAAGCAACATTATATGATATTGCGGATGATAT